AATGATGAACAGGTGGTGCTTTGTCCTTTTCGCTGCGCCCTGGAATAGTATGCGCACGATTACCACCGGATCCGTCTTCGTACGTGTAGACCCAACCGCCCTTGCCGTCCGCTGTGCGCGACTTGTACTTGTGGCCGGGCCGCATGTCGCCAGCGCTCTTCGCCAGATCCTTGTTGCCAGCGCCGGTCACGCCTTCGTATTTCGCCACCAAGGCAAGCAATTTCTTCTGCTGGGCGTCTGTCAGATCCGACTGAAGCCACTGCATCGAATCGTTACCAAACACCTGCATGCTTTTGTTTGGGTAGACCACGACCCTAATCGAACCCTTGGCCGTCCGCGAGCCGGATACCTTGCCAACGTCGATGCTGAACTTGTACGTGCCGTCACGAACCTTCTCGGGTTCACTGACAACGAACTTGCTGAAACGGCTAAGGCCCTTGGTGGGCTGAGCGATCTTGTATTCCGTATCTCCGTAGTCGTAAACCCAACCGCCCTTGCCGTCCGCTGTGCGCGACTTGTACTTGTGGCCGGGCCGCATGTCGCCAGCCGCCTTCGACAGATCGCGCAACGCGTCGATTGCATCCATCATGTCTCGGTGCTCCCTTTTCGCGGCTGCAACTTATCGTAGCCAAGCCCAGTGCCGCGCCGTATCCGTGATCGGTGTTGCTTCAGTTCCTGCACCGTGAGGTAGTGCTTAGGTTGCGTGATCGCGATATCAGCGGTGCTTGTCTTGCCTATACCGTAGCGCAGCACTGGCTCAGGCGGGACGCCATGCAAGCCTCCGAAATTATGATCGCGCCACGATGCCAAGCGCCGCGCCGCGCCTTGCTCCGATTCACTGCTTGCACGCTTCTGCGATTCAGGCGACGCGTACAGCGAATTGAAGTCAGGCATTTCCGGGTAGCGTGAGCCTGGACCACTCGCGCCCTGCGCAACGCGCTCTGCACCGAACGCCTTCATCACTTCTGCGGACACCGGCACAAGCGCAGCAACACCAGGCGCAACGATCACGCGAATGTGTTCGCCTGTCGCTGCGCGCTGTCGCACAAGCCATCCTGTATCCGTGCGCTCGACAAACGCAGCGCGCGGACCAGCAAACGGCGGGCGTCTGAACCATGCCCGCACGTACGCCACTTTCGGGAACGCAGTACGATCAAACGCGTACGCGTACACTTGATCGGGATCGACACGCGACGTGGGTGCCGTGTCGCCGTAGACAAACTTGCCGACCAATCCGCGTTCCATGCGAGCGAGTTTCGCGTAGTAGGTAGGCGACTCGCGTAGATGGTCCAGCGCGATCATCGCAGTCTTCCGCGCATCGCGCTTAGTTACGCTGGAGTGCTCCAATTCGACGTTCATGCCACGCGCCAACGCCGCTGCCGTGAATCGCACAGCGCCCCAGTCCACACCCAACGACAACGCTACGCTCTTCGCTTCGGATAAGGTGAAGCCGTTGTCAGCCATCATTTTTCCAACGTGGTCTGGCAAGTCGGCGCTCTTCGGTGTGTGCTTCGCCCAACGCTTTGCGACTTCCGGTTCGCGTGCGAATAAAAAGCGTCGCTGTGCTTCTGATCGAAACGGCATCACCACTCCGCGCTGATTCGACGTGAACGCGGCGTGCTGTACGTCAGGCTCTTGCCCAACTCAGCAACGCGCAGCGCGCCTTCGCGTGGGCGATCCAAACCCGTGCGCGCGTTGCGCTCCCAGAACGCGTTAGCCCGCTTTGCGATCTCCATTCGTGTATCGCCGTCGACATGGGGCATCGACCGCAGCAACGTCACCAACGCGCCCTTCGCAAGCGTCAGCAAGTGCGTTTGCGTTTTCGGAGTGAAAGCCACGTTGGTGCCGGATACGGCTTTCTCGACACGGCTTGAATCGTCGCTTGTCAGGCCAAGGCCACGCGTAACGTCGTACACGTCAACGACATGGCGCGGTGGATCTTCGCCCTCTTCACCCAAGCGGCTGATACGCGCAAGCTCGCGCGCTTGTGCATGCTGCACACCCAACCCCTCACGAAGATCCGCACGCAGCCGGTTCACCGGCACGTATCGCGTGCTGCCGGGCTGCATCGCAGTACCGAGTGACGATTTTTGGATCACAAAGCGCATATCCGACACTCCTGTGCTTCGCGCAGCATACAGACTTCAGAAGAGTTTTGCAGCACCTTCGCCACGCTCAGACTCAGGCCCGATCAGAATGTCTGTGTAATCGTCGTCGCCTTCGTCTATGCCAGCCTTGAACCCGTCGTTGCTCTCATCGTCGTCTTCGCCCATTGCGAAACTGAATCCACCAGCACGGCACGCCTCTTCTGCGAACCACCATGCCATCACAGTATCGTCGTGAACGCCGATCCCTTGCAGCTTGCCGTTGACGAAGCCGAACTGAGAAGCCTCTGCTTCCCAAATACCAGTCACGCGTCGGCTGTACTCATCGCCCTTTGGGATCGTTATCTTTTGGTTCTCCAACACGATGCGCAGCCCCGGCACGCCCTTGTCTAGCGGATACTTGTTTGTTGCCGTGGTGACAAATTCCTTCACCGGCAAGTCCGACATGCGGCGGATCTCGTCGGTGTAAATCTGCTGCATCGCGTTCGACTCGATCAGGATCAGCGCTGGGTCGTATCGCTCCGCAAGCATCGCTATCGTCTCAAGCTGCTGTCGAAAGCCGAGTCCCTGACTGCGGTGAATGTCGATCACTGTTCGCTGCCCGTGCCGATCCTTCGCCATGCAGAAGACGACAAAGTAATCCGCACCAACGCTTGCGCTGCGCGCTATGTCGACGCCGAAGTACACCTCCCAGCCGCGTGCGCGGATCTCTTCTTTTGTCGGCTTCAGGCACAGCACGCGGTCGTACAGCGGTGGGAACAGGTACGAAGGGAAGATCGATATGTCGTCAGTGACAGGCAGACACATTATCTCTCGCGCGAATGCGACAGATCCAATTTCAAGTTTCTTGCGACGCAGTTGATCGACGTTCCAGCGCCAAGGAAACAACGCCGCTTCGTTGCCGTGCTTGTCGATGATGATGCCGGGGTATCGCCGGTATGCGTAGACGATGTTGTTCTGTAGGTAGGCGTAAAGATCCGCCATGTGATATGGCGTGCCGACCACGATGCACTGCCCTCCGTCGAACCAGCCGTCGTACTGCGTCGCTGGCATCACCATGTTGCTGATCGCGCTTTGGAAGTATGTAATGTGCTTGCTGCGCTCTGTCTCCGACCACATATCGTTGTCGTTGAGAACGTCGTCAAGCACCACGTACTTTGGGTGCCGTCCGCGAATCGCTTTGCCGTAACCGACTGCACGTATGCGGCTTCCGTTCGTGAGCACAATGTCACTGCGGTTCAACCGCACGCGTGGGTTTAGCCGGAAGTCTTCTAGCGACGGCACCAGCTTGCTTAACTCTGGTATGTCAGCCATTCCGCGAAGGTTGTTTCGACCCCACACGATCGTGTCTACAAATTCTTGCGCTTGCTCTAGCGTGCGGCTGAACAGGTAGACTTCGCATCCAGGCTCAGACCATGCGCGCCAGATCGGATACGCGTAGGAAAAGAACGCGCTCTTGCCGTGATCGCGTGCGGCAAGCACAGCGACGCGTGCCTGCGTCACCACAAGCTCGCCCCACTCGATAAGGTGATCGGGCACCTCCATGCCGAGAACATCCTTGGCGAACAGCGGAAGCGACTCACGCAGAAGCTGATCGTACAGCGTGCGCCAGTACGGATCCTCTTGCGACACGCCCTCGAAAACTACGAGGTAGTCAGCGTTAGGACCAGTATCCGCTTCGACGGGCGCACTGCTGTGGTGCGGCAGTGGCTTTGGTCGCTTGTTTGATCGAAGCGCGCTTGGCGTGGCTGTCGTGCTCACGCCAAGCGCGCCTGCTGTCGCCGCCATGCAACTACAGCGCCAAGCCGCCGACAGTCGCGAAGCCGCCCTTGCGCCCCGACTGCGCAATGCCGGTCAATGCGATGAAGCCGCCGTCAGCCTCATGCACAGAGAGGTTGACCAGGCCGGTCTGTGCGACAGCGGTGACCGTCGCCAGCCATGAATCGCCCGCGCTGCCGTTGCCAGTTGCAGCCTGTGCGTCTGTCGGGAAGTACGTTACCGCACGCCCAACGCGTACCCGTTTTCGATCTGCCATAGAGCCTCCGTGAAAGTGATGAATCGGATCAGAGGCACATACTCTACCGCAAGGCGTGCGCGCAATCTAGCCAGCCGGTGCTTCCCGCGTCAGCGTCCATCCCGCCAACTCAAGCTCGCGCAAGAATTCTTCCGCGACTCGCGGCAGGGCGTTCGCCATGTCTTGCGTATCCGTGTTGTCGACAGACGCCAGCGCCGTGCGAATGCACTGCGCCGCCACCATGCGTTGATCGTAGCTGTAGTAGCTCATCAAACTAACCCTTCGCTGATTGCACTCGCCAAGCGTGCGCAAACGACAACGCGTCTTCGCTCATGTGCACATGCAAGTGTTGTGCGCGCTCTTCGTTTGCGATGAACCGCACGGTGTACCTATGCACATTTAGGTGCGGAACTTTCTCCACAGACAACCGCTCGCCGTCTTCCAACAGATTGCTCAGAGTAGCCGTAGCAGCGTCCGGGTCATGCGAGAACGGGTGCGCGAATGGCAACTCAAGAACGGCCATGTAGCCACTCTCGGCTCCCCACAGCGGGCGTACACCAGGCGCAGCAACGCGCTCGCGCATGTAATGCCCGAACTCTTCATCGCTCATGTGCCGTGTGTCTGTCATGTAAAAGCCGCCACACCAGCAGCACGTTCATGCGGGGGGTCGCTTACGCGCTGCCGGTGTGAAGGCTCTTCACTATACCGGATACAAGGCTTCACGCCAAACGCTGCGCGTCGATCGCCGCCGCCGCTTGCACCAACACCTTGCGCACTTGCGCCGGGTTGTCTTCGCGAGCGTAGGTAGGAAACTCAGCGGCGTGCTCGTAATGCACGTTCGTCTTCGACGTAATGCGTATCCGTAAATACACCTTGTCGTCAGACAATCGGTTAGGACTTTTCATTGCTGTGGCTACTTCAGTGATCTGCCACTTGCGCGCCCACGTCTGGTTTGCGGCAAA